TCAGCAATACTTCGAGAGTATGAATGCGCGTCAAATGGAAGCGGTTGACAACAACCTGATGCGTGAAAATGACCCGAGGATGCCTTTGTTCAACAACCGTGAATCAAAGGTAGCTTTCGGTAAAGGTTCTTAACCGTTTTTTGAGGTAAATATGCCCGCATACACAAAACCTTTCGGGTTTCAACCCGTCAACTTGATCGGTGGTCGAGTCAACGCTGGTTCGACTCGTGAAGTTCCGATTTCTGCCAACTTTGCGACGAAGATTCGTTACGGCGATCCGGTTACGATTGCTTCGGGCGTTATCGCACGAGATACCGCGACTACTGCTTTCACTTCCGGTGGCGTGTTGGGCATCTTCTTGGGTTGCAGCTACACTGATGCCACGATGGGTAAAGTGTTTCGACAGAATTGGGTTGCCAGCACTGTTGCTTCTGATGCCGTGGCGATTGTTTGCGATGATCCGCAAATGATTTTCCGCGTCACGTATGTGTCGGGTACTACTGTTGTTACCGGCCTTACGTATGCCAACGCTGTTGGCAAGAACGTTGCTGTGGTTGCCAACGACACTTCCACGGTAATTTCCGACAGGGCTGTTACGGGCATTGCCACAACTAGCACGCTGCCGTATCGCGTTATTGACGTGGATCGGGATTCGTGGACTGGTTCTTTGTACTCGGCGCTGTTTGTTACGTACAACTTCGGCAATCATGCATATCAACAAGCCACGGGCACTTGATAGTCGCCACGCTTTAACTACACATACGAGGTAAACAAACATGGCTGCTATTTCTCGTGCACAACTACTCAAGGAACTGCTTCCTGGGTTGAACGCGTTGTTTGGTCTGGAATATAAACGCTACGAAAATCAGCATACAGAACTGTATGAAACTGAGAATTCGGAACGTTCGTTCGAGGAAGAAGTGAAGCTTTCGGGCTTTGCATCGGCCCCGGTCAAGAACGAAGGCGCTGCGCTGGTCTATGACAACGCGCAAGAATCATACATCTCTCGTTACACCCACGAGACAATTGCGATGGGCTTCTCCCTGACGGAAGAAGCGGTTGAAGACAACCTGTACGATAGCCTCTCGGCTCGTTACACCAAGGCGCTTGCTCGTGCGATGGCATACACCAAGCAAGTCAAGGCGGCTTCGGTCCTGAACACGGGCTTTGCTACTACGGGCGGCGACGGTGTGGCTCTGTTCAGCGCTTCGCACCCGCTGGTCAGTGGTGGCGTCAACAGCAACCTGGGTACGGCTGCTGACTTGTCGGAAAGCACGCTGGAAGCTGCGGTCATTCAGATCAACCAGTGGACCGACGAGCGCGGCCTGCTGTTGGTTGCGAAGCCGAAGAAGCTGGTCATTCCGCCGCAACTGCAGTTCGTTGCTACCCGCATTCTGGAAACAGAAAAGCGTGTTGGTACGGCTGATAATGATCTGAATGCCATGAAGAATAATGGCATCTTCCCGGGTGGTTATACAGTTAACAACTACCTGACCGACACGAACGCGTACTTCATCCTGACGGACATCCCGAACGGACTGAAGCACTTTGTTCGTGTGCCGATGAAGACGGGTATGGATAGCGACTTTGACACTGGCAATGCGCGCTACAAGGCTCGTGAGCGTTACAGCTTCGGCTGGTCCGACCATCTCGGTGTCTGGGGCTCGGCGGGTAGCTAAAAGGTAACACTTGCCTAGCATGAAGCAATACAACAAAGAGGGGCTTCGTGTCCCTCTTTGTCCATCCGAGAATTGAATTAGCTGTTGACTGTCTCGGCAGATTTGACCAAACAACAGTTTGAAAGGTCACACAAATGTCTTTTACAACGTTTTCCGGCCCCGTTCGTGCGGGTACTGTCCGTACGGGTGCTTCGCGTAATGCGGGTCTTGTCGTTCTGTCTCAATCGTACGATTCTGGCGATTTGACCGGCGCTACGCAAGCCAACTACGACGTTGCTGCGATGATTCTTCCTGCCGGCTCGCAGATCGTTGACATCACTCACGATCAAGTCGTTGCGGCTACAACCGGCACCACAACAGTTTCCGTGGGCACAGCTTCTGGTGGCGCACAGCTTTCGGCTGCTGTTGCGACTACTGCTGGTGGGCGTTTCCGAGGCACTGCCACCGCCGCTACGCAGCTTGCTTGGCAGCTTTCGACTTCTGCAGATACGACTGTATACATCCGTAATGTGGTTGGTACAGGCACGCTCGGCGCTGGTCGTTTCATCACCACGGTTACATACATCCAACGTTCGCCGGCTGGTTCGCAGCATCCTGCTGGTTAATGGGGGCATCTAATGGATACTGATGTCAAGGCATCGTATCTGACTGCCACAGGAACCGTCTACGCTGCGCCATCGCGCATTCGTGGCGTGTTCCTGACTGGCACGGGTACTGTTGTATATAAAGACGGCGGTGCGTCAGGCACCACCCTTTTAACGGTGAACAACACAGGCACTACCAATGTGATTGTTCCTGCCAAGGGTGTTCGTTTTTCGACGGATATTCACGCTACGGTTACTGGCGTGACTGGTGTAACTACTTTCTATGGTTAATGCTATGGCTGAATCAAAGAAAATGATGGACCGCGAAATCTCTTTCATGAAGCGCAAGAAGGCGCCCCGTGACATGATCGAGCATGAGGTTGCTGAAAAAAAGTCGATGGGGTATGCTAAGGGTGGCTCGGTTCGTGGCAACGGCTGCGCTACTCGGGGTTTTGGCAAACTCAGCAAGAACGGATGAAGTCATGAAGCCATCCCGCGCGGAAGCAGAAAAGCTCGTTGGCAAGCGAACCGCGCTCCCTGGCGGCAGCAAGCAGTTGAGCCCTAACTTCGTCCCTAAGAAGGCGTCGGACGGGGCTTCCTCAACGTCTCCAAAACGTGAGAATTTTCTTAACCCCAAGCAGACGCTTGATCGGCGTGAGAAAGAAGCCGGGCTGAAGTGCGGCGGCAAGGTGCGTAGGAAATAATGACAATCGGGCATCGCAACAAATGTACGGCGTTGTGTACAGAGTAGTGAACAGGCTCAACGGCCATAGCTACATAGGGCAAACAAAGACGCTTTTTAGTAAGCGTTGGGCGAAGCACTGTTCAGACGCAAATACAGGTGTTGCGTGGGTATTGGCAACAGCCATACGAAAACACGGTGCAGATACGTTTGAAAACAGCATTTTAGAAGAATGCACTTCTGCAGAAGCGCTGAATGCTGCGGAAATTAAGTGGATTGCGAAACTTAAACCAGAGTACAACATGTGTGCTGGTGGTGGCGGGATCGGGAGTCCGACAGAAGAAGTTCGTCAAAAAATATCGGCAGCACACAAAGGCAAACCAAAAACCGAGGCGTTCAGAAAGCAATTAAGCGAGCGACAGCTTGGCCGGAATTTAGCTGAAGAAACAAAGCAGAAAATACGCGCTTCTACCGTAGGCCGCTTGTTACGAAAAACTCCGCCAACCGAGGCGGAAAAAGCAGCACTTGTTGCACGCAATAAAGCACGTAGAATCCATGCCGAAGTGGATAATGGCGGGTATTACGAAAGTGTCGGAGCGCACACAAAAGATGAGAAAATTTCTGCAGCGCTTAAAAAATGGCACGCAGAAAACCCAGACGCAAAAAGGGGTAAAAACAACCCTAATTTTGGTGTCGCGTTTACAGATGCGCGCAAAGAAAGATATGCAGAACTTTTTTGCGGAGAAAACAACCCGTTTTTTGGCGCAACACATACGGAAGACACTCGTGTTAAAATGAGGCTCGCACACGCGATGCGCCCGGCAGTTACTTGCCCACATTGCCAAAAAACAGGCGCCAATAATAGCATGAAGCGATGGCATTTTGATAAGTGCAGGGAGCAAGCATGACAACTTCAGGCACTGCTGCGTTTAATTTGGATATTATTGAAATAATTGAAGAGGCATACGAACAGTGCGCATTGGAGTTGCGTTCGGGATATGATCTTAAAACAGCACGTCGTAGTCTTAATCTGCTGGCACTAGATTGGGCAAACAGAGGATACAATCTATGGACAGTTGAGCAAGGTGCAATCGCACTACTTACAGGTATCAGTCAATATTTGCTGCCTGCGGATACGATTGATTTGCTTGAGTCTGTGATTCGCAAAGACGGTATCGACATTGCCATCACCCGTGTGGGTATGGCTACATATGCAACGATTCCAAAAAAGGCTACACAAGGGCGCCCGGTTCAACTTTGGGTTGATAGGCAGACGGTGCCGCGTGTTGTTGTGTGGCCTGTTCCTGCCGATGATACATACTCGCTGATCTACTGGCGCATGCGGCGCATTCAAGACTCAGGTACGTCAGGTGAGTTGACTTTTGATATCCCTCAACGATTTCTTCCATGCCTTGTTGCGGGTTTAGCTTATAAAATCGCAACTAAGCGCCCTGAAGCGGAATCGCGCCTTGAACGACTCAAGTCGGATTACGAAGAAGCATGGAATATTGCTTCGACAGAAGATCGTGAACGAGTGACAATGCGAATTGTTCCTGCGAGGATGTCGTTGTGAGTCAGGGGTTTGCATCAGGTAAAAATGCTTTCGGCTTTTGTGATCGATGCGGGTTTCGTGCGAAGCTTTCATTGATGAAAAAGATCACAATTAACGAGAAATTGACCAACATCAAGGTGTGCCCTACATGTTGGGAACCAGATCACCCGCAGTACCGCATTGGGCGCGTAGACATGAGCGATCCGCAAGCCTTGCGTGATCCGCGCCCGGATACTGCTTTGGAAGATTCGCGTGAACTATTCTGAGTTGCACAATGCCATCATTGCGGAGACGGAGAATACAGACGAAACGTTTGTGGCAAATATTCCTGTGTTTGTCAAGAACGCAGAAAAGCGCATCTATCAAGCGGTAAAAATCCCGGCGTTGCGAAAAAATGCGACGAGCACTACTCAATCTGGAAATTCGTACGTTACACTGCCGTCTGATTTTTTATATCCGTGGGAGTTTGCAGTAGTTTCTTCTGGGGAATATTCGTACCTTCTTCCAAAAGATGTCAATTTTTTGAGAGAAGCATACCCAAATCCGACAGCCACTGCGCTGCCAAAGTATTATGCGATTTTTGACGCAGATACGATGCAAGTGGCACCGACCCCAGATGATTTTTACACGGTGGAACTGCACTATTTCTACTATCCCGAAACAATTGTAACGGCAGGAACATCGTGGTTGGGCAACAATTTTGATTTTGTTTTGTTTTATGGCACGCTTGTAGAAGCGGCAGCGTTCATGAAGTCGGAAGATGATGTCACTAAGACGTATGCTGAACAATACGCAATTAACCTCAAATTGTTGACGCAGTACGCAGGCGGAAACCTTCGTTCTGGTAATTATAGGGCGTAACATGCAAGACGAACCGCTGATTTACACAAGTAAAGGCAATTTGCCTATTGCGTCTTTGACTTACCGACACGAATGGTTGGAAGATGACGTGGCAATTACCTTTGTCGAGG